GGCGCTCTTCGAACTCGGCGCGGTTCTCGACCAGGCTACCGACGGTTCCATCGGTCGCGTTGCTGATCGAGTCCCAGCCCGGGATCGCCTGGTAAATCTGATTCAGCGCACCCGGCGCGCAGGCAATCGGACCGTCAACTGCACAAGCGAAGGGCAGATCGATACTGCCGGTGACCGGAATCGTGCCGGCTTGCGTGCAAAGATAGCGGTTCCCGTCCACCGCCTGCGCGGTCGCGCCTACAGGGATCACCACGCCCGCCAAGCCGACACACGTAGCCAACACAGTCGTCGGCGTACCGGGCTTGCGGTCGATGAAGTAGATGCGCCCAATGGCGTCTTGCATGCGCCCAGCAGCAAACGCGGGGTCAACTTGGTTCACATAGCTGGCGAACTCGTTGTTCTTGTCACCAATGATGGCCGTGGTGCTGGATGCCAGTTGGCCCTGGGGCGTTTCCAAAGACTTGTTCAGCCCGCCGCCAAAGGCGGAGTCCATGTCAGTCAGGACGCCCGCCAGGATGGCCGACTCTTCGGGCAGCACCAGCCCTTCCGGCGTGAACTGCACGCGAGGCACTTGGGAGCTTGTAGCCATGGTTTCCTCAGATGCTGACGGTCTGCGTCGTGCCGTCGGTCAGGGTGATTTCGACGTACCCGGTTAGGGTGCGATCGTTGAAGCTTGTGATCGTGCAGACGGCACCAGCCACGTCCGGGACGGTCAGTGCTGCCGTCTGGATATGCTCGCGCACGAGTGCGAGGGGCGGCCGGTACCCTAGAATGTCGCGCCAGTACGGCACGCCCGGCGCCTTGTCATAGAACAGCTCGCCCTTGAACAGTTTGATGGCGCTGGCCACGTCCTGGGCCACGGCGTAGGGATTTGACGCCATAGCGATGTTGCCGGCCGCGTCCAGGACAAGATCCCAGGCCGTCCTATCGAGCAAGAGAGTGTTCATATCGGCACCCCGCCAGTTCCAGTACCGCCAGAGTTCTCGTGGCGGTGCGTGCTGCCAACGTCCTTGCCGTTGTTCCGCAACGTCCCCAGCGTGTCCATGTTGCCCTGCCAGGTGGACGTACCGCCGAACGAACCAGAGCCTTGCTGGACCGTGCCGTTGAGCACGATCTGTGGCGAGTTCAGCGCGCACTGCGCGGCCGCGTTCAGCTCGATGTTCGGAGCCTGCACCGTCACCTTGGATGGCGACACCACGTTGATGCCGCCAGCGGTGAACTGCACGTACTGCACGGGCGTGCCATTCAGCAGGCCGCCCACGTACAGACCGTCAGCCATGTCATGTGACCGCCACGAGCCCGGATTGGCCTGCCCCTTGGACGACTTAACCGCTGAGATATCCCGACTGGCAAACACTGCAATCCCCACGTCGTCCACCTTCGGATCAAGGATCACCGCATCGGTGCCGCCCTGTAGCCGGAAGTACGGCAACTGGTGAAGCACCGCGTGAGGCGTGGCATTGCCGGCGCCGTCCAGCTGATTGACCAAAGGCTGCACATCTACGAAGCCAACCGGCTCCACTCCACCCGCATTGGTGACCGATACCACCCGCACCAGCGTGGCCGTGCTAAGGCGCGCCAACGCTTGGCCGATTACGAACATCAACGCGCCGTACTCGTCGCCGCCTTCGGCCGCGCGCGCCTGCCCGGCATATCCGAACTGTTCAGCCATTGATCTGCCTTTGACACATGATTTGGGAAAGCCAAGCGCCGCCGGGCGTCTCCGCTTCCAACGTGTGGACGATGCTGACGACTACCCATTCTCCGTGGGCTGCCTCAATCGAACTGGTGACCTGCACCAGGCCACCCAAGCTCAGCTCGGGTGTGAAAAGTACGGTGAAGGCGATACCTCCGCCGGTGAAAGTCGGGTATCCGATCAGGTTCTTTTCGGGCGAGATTTCGATCGCATCACCCTGACGAGCCCCGGTGCGCGGCCAGATGGCCAGTACGCCCCGGTCGATCGTGTAGCTGATACGCGCCGCGTTCGCACAGGCTCGCAGCTGCTCCAATGCCGTGCCGCTGAAGTATGGGTTGGACAGCTGAGCCGTCACCCCGTTGTTCTCAAATGCCAGGCCCATCGCACCCGCCAAGTCGGACGCGATCACCGACACGTTTGTCGATCCGCGATAGCTCCGCGCGTTCACCGGCTTTACGGCATCCAGTGCCGCGGCCAGCGCAACGACGTTGAACACGAC